GTCTTGGCTACTTGCCTCGCTAATTCCCCTACTCGGCCTTTTTGCTCTAAGATATGAGGCAACCTATTAGGAGGCAAAATGGCAAGTAAGAAAATCACGCTCCCATCTGGAGCTACTGTAACTATTAAAGATCCAGCTACTCTCCGAGTAAAAGATCGCAACCGTGTGATCAAAGCTGGCGACGGTCTATCTGGCGATATTGCCAAAGGTCTTGCATTCAGCGAAGCTCTAATTGCCACAATCGTTGAGGACTGGTCATACGATCTTATTATTCCGTCAGTTAAAGCTGAGTCATTAGAAGAGCTAGAGATCGCAGATTATGACGCTCTTGTAAAAGCCTCAGAAGAAATCAGCGCAGTCCTATTCCCTACTTTGGCTAAGACTGACGAAAATGAGCAAGACCCAAAAGCGCCTACAGAAAGCTCCAACGCCTAAAAACAGCGTTACAGGGCTTTCAGCGCCACGAAGATCTGGATTACCCAGATGAAGAGTGGCACTATTTCAAGTTCGCAGATCGGTTTGGCTGGACACCTGAGCAGGTAGATAATCTGCCTGCTAGTAAGGCCGACTGGTTACTGGCTATCGCTGATACTCTTGATGAAGTTAAAAATGAGCAGATAAAGAAAGCGAATAAATCTAAGTGAGCGATAACTTCTCTGAGTTTCAAGCTGGTATGCAGCGCTGGCTTAATCGCTTTGATCAAGCTAGCGGTAACGCTATGGGCTTAATAGCTCGCCAGGCGTATATCAACGCTAAAACAAATGCTGATTCAGCTCCTAATCCTCCAGTGCGTATGACGGTCACGCGCGGACCAAACGCAGGCAAGCAGTATTACAAATACGGTCCTCATATCGGATCTAATAACGGTCCTAACAGAGGTACGGGAACTCTTTTAACTTCTATGACATATTCTTCTGGTCGCAGAGGTTTTGGTACTTATACAGCTGAGGTCGGAGCTGGTGCTGTTTATGCCAGACAACTTGAACTCGGCGGTGGCAAGTGGACAAGTGGGGTAAAATATCCTTATATGGAGCCTGCTTTGACAACTCTTGTTACGTCAGGTCAGCTCAGTCAGATTCTTGCTTACGCTTATAGGCCTTTAGGGGGATAGTCAATGGCAGGTGAGATCCCTCCACTAAATATCACCGTCAATCTTGAAACCTCTGGGGTTCAGACTGGTGTCAATCAGGCGACCACCAGCATTAAAAGTATTTCGGCTGCAGCTGAGGCGACAGCTAGTAAGTTCACTAATCTCAAGAGCGTTATGCTCGGTACTTTTGCCAGCTCAGAAATCCAAAAGGGTATTCAGGCATTCGAGGGATTTCTTAAAGATTCAGTAAAAGCAGCTGAGGGCGCTCAAACTTCTATAGCAGCCCTCGGCGTAGCTATGAATAACGCAAAACAAAACACAGACGCTAACCGTCAAGCTGTTGAACAATCTACAACCTCAATGGAAGCTTTAGGCTTTAAGGCTAACGATACCCGCGAAGCTTTAACAAAGATGATTACGGCGACTGGATCAGTTACTGAGTCTCAAAGGCTTATGGGTGTAGCTGCGGATTACGCTCGCCTCAAGCACGAAGATCTTGCTCAAGCTGCAACCGTCCTTACGCGCGGTACAACTGGTGCTGCCAGGGCATTTCGCGAGTTTGGTATTGTCTTAGATACTAACCTGCCTAAAAACCAAGCTATTACTAAAGCTTTTGACGAACTTAATCAAAAGATCGGCGGTCAAGCTGCTGCCTATGCTGAGACCTATGCTGGCAAGCTACAAATTATGGGAGCTCAGTCAGAGGACCTTAAAGAAAAAATTGGAGCTCTCCTTCTCCCAGTATTAACAAAACTTGAAAGCTGGTTTATTGGATCCCTCAAATGGTTAGCAGATCATAAAGCAGCTTTAGAAGCTGTAGCTCTGGTAATTGGCACAATTTTATTAGCCGTCATAGTAAATGTCACAAAATCTCTTTATGCTCAAGCTGAGGCCTGGATAGAAGCTAACGGAGAAATTGTGGCTATTATTGCAATAATTGGTTTAGCAGTAGCTGGATTCGTTAAACTATGGAATGCCTCAGAAACCTTCCGAAAGATAGTTGTAGACGCTCTCAAGCTCGTTGTAGACGCCTTTGGCTACCTGGTAGGGGCTATCGGCAAGGTAATTGAAGCTGCCAGCCACTTACCGTTTATCGGTGGAGCTTTCAAGGGTATGGCGAGCGCCGTCAATGGCGCAGCTCTGGATATTGGCAAGTTCGGAGACAAGCTTGACTCTCTGTCAAACAAAAAAATTGACATTAAGTTTCCTAATATCGCTGACCAATTAGCTAAAGCTACTGGTGGAACTAATGGCATTTCACCAGATATTGCTGGTTTGGTTCCAGGTGGTAGTACGGCTAAAGGCGCAGCTAAAGCAGAGGCAGCTCTTAAAAAAGCACAAGATCAAATGCTCAAGCTTCGTGATCAAGAAACAAAGATTCTTAAAGACCGTCAAGATAGTATGGACGCAGCTCAAACAGAGCTTAATAATAAGCGCTTAGACGCTCAGAATAAGTTTGAGCAATCTAAATTAGATATCCAACTTCAATATCAAAATGCTGTAGACGCAGCTACAACTGCCTACAACGACGCGGTGGAAAAGGCTCAAGAGACTCACCAAAACAATATCCTTAAGATCCAACAAGCTTCTATCGATAAGCAACAGTCAATCATTCAACAGTCAATCGACGTTATGACCTCTGGCTTTGCCAATGTCACAAAGATCGATCTAAGCAAGCTCTTCTCTTCTGGTACAGCTTCTGGACTCGTAACCTCACTCCAGGCTCAGCTTCAGCAGGTCGTCCAGCTACAAAAAGACGCTGGAGATCTTGCAGCTCAGGGTTATTCACAATCTTTTATTAACCAGATAATCGCTCAAGGCCCACAGGTAGGCGACCAGATGGCCCAGGCTGTCCTCAACGCCACACCTGGAACAGCTGACCAGATCAAGTCTCTTTACAACCAGATCGATACCGTCTCTAACTCAGGACTTGATCAATTAGCTACAACAATGAACGACGGTACGACTTTTGCTACTCAAGCTATGGCTAAGCAATATGCTCAAGTAGCTGTAGATTTACAGAAATCTTTGACGGACGAAAATACTGCGTATCAAGATTCTCTTAATGCTGCTCAAGATACTTTTAATAAAGCTATGGTCTCAGCTGCAAATACACGAGATCTAGCTCTTTCTAAAGCTCAACAAACTCTTACCGATTCTTTGACAGCAGCTCAACAAGCTTATGACAAGTCAATTCAAGCTATTTCAGATAGCTCTATGAAAGCGCTTGACGCTCTTATGTTAAAAATGGCTGCTGCTGCAGCTGCGCTAACTAAATTAGGTGCGCCAACTACAACTACTTCTGTTCCAGTAGGTACATTTACTGCTGCTCCTTTAACCTATACAAGTTCTAATGGATTCTCTGTCCCTAATGCTGCACCTATTGGGCCTGGAATTGGATCAGGCGTAACAATTAACGCACCGATTACGGTTGATGGATCTACCTCACCAAACCAGATCCAAAGCAGTATTCTCAGTTTGGCTAAACTAGGAGCTATCGCTCAAGGTTCAGGGACAGGATACTAATGGCTACTGTAACTTCCCTTAATCCATATTCATTTGCCTTTAACGGCTTTGTATTCGGTGGAGCTAGCTCTCCATTTCAGATTTTATCTGTAGATGGTTTAGAAGCTTTGCCTACCTTGCGCGTTCAGGACTCAGATCGTGGATATCAGGACGGAATGTTCTCAGGACGCGATTTCTTCTCAGGTCGCACAATTTCAATCACAATCCAGATTATGTCTGGCAACGGTTTATCAGCTCAAGCTAATTTCAATCTTCTCCAGGCAGCTCTGCAACCTCAACAGACTGGCACCACGCCTCTTCAATTCCAGCTGGCAGCTGGGGATAACTTCCAATATGTCAATGCTCGCGTCCGTAAAGGTATAGCTACGGTTGATCCTGACTACACCTACGGCAGAATTAAAGCTCAATATGACTTTTTCTGTCCAGACCCTCGCTATTACGACTACACCACTCAGACGGCAACTATGGCAGTTACCTTGCCTTTGGGTCGTAGCTACGACCGTACCTATAACCTGACTTTTGGTGGTGGATCTCAAACCCAGACGGCGACTATTACTAACAGCGGTGATACAACTACCTATCCGCTTATTACTATCTACGGACCAATTACTAGCCCAATCGTCGGATCTTCAACCAGCGGTCAGACTCTTTCCTTTAATTACACAATGGCTCAATCTGACATTATTTCGATCGATCTGCTCAATAAAACAATCTTGCTCAACGGCAACCCAGCTCGTAACCTATTGATAGGATCGTCTCAATGGTTCGCAGCCCCTCCTGGAACTAGCCTTTATTACTTCACAGGTACAAATACAGTTAGTGGTCAAACAAGCGCCACTGTACAATGGAACAATGCTTACGCTTAATAAGGAGATCTCGTGACATTACGCACACCCCCTAGCTGGCTCCAAAACGGCTCTCACCCAGCTGAAAACGATCGCCTTACTATGCAGGCGCTATATTCGACCACAGGCATTATCGGCAGCACTTCACTAGCTGTTACCCAAAGCGGTACTCCTGGTATGTCTGTTCTCATAGCTTCTGGCTGGGCAGCTATCGTAGGTACAACCCAGGCAAATATGGGTGTGTATACGGCGTATAACGACGCCTCAGTCACAGCTTCAATCGCCACAGCTAACGCAACCCTTAACCGTATTGACCTTGTATGTCTGACGGTCAATGACGCTTATTACACAGGATCTACAAATAACGTAGTAGTGAACGTAGTCACTGGAACTCCAGGCAGCTCGCCAGCTGTACCGTCCACACCAGCTAACTCAATCGCTTTAGCTCAGGTTTATGTCGGAGCAGCTGTAACTTCTATTACTAACTCAAATATCACCGATACGCGCGTTACTGTTACCAGTAACGTAATTTCAGCTAACAATATTGCGATCAATACTCAAACTGGTACAACTTATACAACCGTATTAGCCGATAACTCAAAACTTATTACCCTTGCTAACGCTTCATCTATTGCAGTAACTATTCCACCTTATAGCTCAGTGGCTTATCCGATCGGAGCTCAAATCACTATGGCTCAATATGGAGCAGGCCAGGTTACTATCTCTGGTGGCTCTGGTGTCACGGTGGTATCAACAGGAGCCACAGCTGCAACCCCTAACCTTAGAGCTCAATACTCCACAGCTACAGCTATTCAGACCTCCACAAATACCTGGCTGGTGGTAGGAGATATCGCGTGAGTCGTTTAGCTTTAACACCAGTCAATGCACCAGCGCTATCAAGCGCTCCTACGGTGCCTACTCTTCGTGCTGGCGATCTTTACTATGACACTACAAACGGACTACAGGTCTATAACGGATCTTCCTGGAGCGCAGTAGCTACTGCAGCTCTTACAGCTTTAGACGCTGGAGCTGCTGATAGTATTGCTCCATACGCAGGAGGCAGAGCTTCAACTACCTCTACTCAAACGGTTAATGGAGGTAGCGCCTAATGGCAGTCGTAACTCAGATTCAATTTAGACGCGATACAGCTGCTAACTGGACTTCTACTAACCCTACTTTGGCCTCGGGTGAGATGGGTTTTGAGACCGATACAGGGTTATTCAAGATTGGCAACGGCTCAACTGCTTGGACTTCTCTTAGTTATGCGGTTTCAGTAACGACCACAAATACAGCCACGCTTACTAACAAGACTCTTACTGCGCCAATTATTACCTACTCAGTTAATGCCCAAACAGGTACTACCTATACTTTTGTGGCTTCTGACGCTGGCGCGATCGTGACTGCTTCTAACTCATCTGCCTTGACTTATTCAATCCCTACTAATGCCTCAGTACCTTTTGCTATTGGCTCACAGATCACCGTTATTTCAATCGGCACAGGACTTACCACTATTAACGCCGTCACCTCAGGCACAACTTCTATTTACTCAACAGGAGCTACGGCTGCTGCTCCAAAACTACGCGCACAGTATTCCTCAGCAACGGCAATTAAGATCGCTACCGATACTTGGTATGTCGTAGGAGATGTTGCCT